TGTTGGCCGCGATCTTCGCCTTGAGCAGGACCCGGTAAGCATCGTCAGGCAGGTCCACCAGACCACTATCAGGGTCGAACGGACCTTTCCAGACGCCGGACTCCCAGCCATCCGAGGCGAGGTCGTCCCAGGTGAAGTACACGCCAACCAGCAGGGTGTCAATGCGGCGGGACCGTCCGATCCAGGCACCGACAGCGTCCAGCTGGACACCAACCGCCTGGTCGATGTCAAAGTCGGCGGGCAAGCCCTGCATGACAGCCTGAAGCTTGGAAAACGGCGAGACACCGGCAACCACCGTGGCCTCGAACTTCTCCTTGCCGCGGTGCTCGCTGGTGATGAGGCTCAGGTAGTCTTCGTTGGTCATAGCACAATCACCGTGACGTCAACAGCTGGGTCGCACTTAGCACCCTCGTTGAAGGCGAGGGTCAGGTTCGACGTGCCGAAGGCCCCAGCATTCTTCTTGATCCGCAGCTGGGTGATGTCGAACGTCGATCCGGCAGGGTTGCCCGGAAGATTTGCAGGCACATAGAGTTTGGTGATCAGAACGTCGTCGCCGATTTCCAGAGCGTTGATCTGAGCCGCGACCGCTGCGGCAATCAAGTCTGCAAAGCCGGTTGTGTAGCCAGTCAGCGCCTGGATTGTCACCTCGACGCCGATGACCGCAGGGGTCGGGCGGAAGAAGTTGATCAGGTTGGGCAAACCATATTGGTCGTAAGTCGTGACGGTTGTCGTGCCGTAGGTGCCGGTTCCTGGCGTCTTCTTGGTGGCGATCGCATCACCGATTGCCTGAGCGTCGCCGCCTTCAACGACGATCGCGATGCTGTGCGCCGGGATGCCGTTTGCGTCGGTTGCGTTGCTGTCATTCTCGTAGCCACGGAATCGAGTAACACCAGCCAGCGAGGCAACAGCACCAACCGTGCTGTCCAGAACGGAAAGAGACGGAATTGCGGTGGAGACGGCTTGGCGAAAACGCAGTTCTGCGTCAGATTCAACCGGCTCACCTTCAACAGCAGGCAGCAAGTTCTCGACCGTCTGCCAACCGAGCGTCGGCGTTGCGATCTTGGTGATCGTTCCGGCAGCAGCTGAAACGTCTCCGATGTCTGCGGCCTGCGCGGTGACGGTGATTTCACCTCCAACCGGGATCGTCACGGAAACAGGCAAGTTCCACTTCTGGCCAAGGGTGTCTTCGGCTTGGCCGTTGTTGATCGTCGTTCCAGCCTTACCGACAATGCGCAGATCGACTTGCGAGAAGGTTGCGGCGCGACGACGGATGCCGTTGATCTTCACGTTGCGGCTCAGCGCGTCAGACTGCGCCGTGAGCGGCGAGAAGCTATTGTAGACTGCTGCTGCGACCTGGATGGTGTCGTAAATCGCCAAGGCCATCACAGCAACCCACTGACCGTCCTGTGAGTCTGCTTCAAGATAGACGTCATTGCCGTAGATCGTGCGGTATTCGTCCTTCAGCTGCTCCAAAACCGTCGGATAGTCCGGGTAGTGGAAGCCTGCTGCATCAACATAAACAAGATCGGCAATCGCCATCAGAGAACTCCTTGCACAACCGCCCGTCCATAGACCGTGCTGATGGTTGCGCTGATTGAAGCCTTGCGCTCGTCAGGGTCGAATGTCAAGCTGAATTCATCAATGCTGGTCACACCTTCTGTTTCAAGGATGCGAGAGCGGATGGCAGGCTCAACGGTTTGAATGGTGTTCTTGCCGAGGACGGCCTGTTGGTGTGGCGTGCCTTCGGTCTGATCGATGAACCACTCACCGAGCCACAATTTAAGCCGGGTGACGCAGGCTTGAGCAACACCTTCCGGTGTGTTGCGGAAGAAGTCGGCTTGTTGATTGCCGAACTTCATGTCTCCGCTGTCGTCAAGCTTGCGATATCTCATTAAGCCACCCCAAAATTTGTCTAATTATGCCTGCAATCAGACAGATTGGAAACCATCAATTCGGAACAGAAGTGTTGCCTCCGCCCGGTTGCACGCCTCCGTGTGTGTGTGTTCCGTCGATCTTCTTGCCTAGGCTGGTGATTGATCCTCCTGTGTGGACAAGGTTGCCTGCCAAGTTGAAGGTGCCTGTGCCTCCAGAACCTGCTGTGTTGATGTTGCCGTTCAGATTGATGGTCGGCGCAGTCATGTTCAGAACGGTTCCTCCGTTCAGATTGATGGTCGGCGCTTCGATGTCGATCTGGGACGCTGCGACCAGTCGCGCCTTTCCATCAGGTGTGATCTCCAAGAATGTCGTCCCGGCTTCGTCTCGCAGTTGGACATTGGCGCTGCTCACACCGTTCAACTTCTTCGGCTGGCTGGTCGGAGCAAGAATGGCGAAGCCGTCACTCAAGTCGTGCATGCGAACCTCAGCCGCCTGACCGACACCGCCAGACTGCCACCAGCTGTCGATGCAGCGCGAAGCGAACACCACAAGAACTTCGTCACCCGGCTTTATCGGGAAGGTCAGCGCGAAGCCACCTGCTCTCGGCCACACAATCGGAACATCCACCAACAGAGGCAAATTGACGTTCTGCACGGAGCCGTCTGGTGCGGAGACCGACCCTTGAATGGCAGGCTGTACAGCGACCGTTTGTGCGGCAAGATCGACAGAAGCCACAACACCTGGAATCGCAGTCCAGATTTCGGCCTGCTTGTCTTCCATCGCCATGCGCAGCGATTCTTCCGGGTCGTCCAGCAGCTCTCGTCTATCCATTTTTCTTCACCTGTTTGCCTGCAGGTGCCGTGGCATCGACACCCAAGCACACAAGGTCTGAATACCAATCGTTGCCGCGTGTGTCGCCTGAATGCTCAACGACCAACAGCCGGTAGAAGCCGTCTGCCTCGATCGCTGCTGGCTTGTTGGCTTGAGCGTCTTTGCTTGTGTCCGGCAACTTGGCTTCAGCAACGTCCTTCTCGTTGATCTGGACTTTGCCGCCGATTCTGAGCATCGGATTCAACAGGCAACGTGCCTTGATCCCGTCGTTGGTTTGCTCTGGTTGTCCGACAAGGCCTGTTTTGCTTGTGAGCAGCACGGCTTGATTTGGCAGCACGCCGGTGAGCGAGACGAGCTGCAGTTTCCCGTCCTGAATCGACCAACTCGTGTTGCTGGCTCCTGCCGACTGCCTAAGGTAGTTGCGAGCCATCCCATACATGACCTTGCCACGAGGCAGTTTGGCGTCTCCTGTGGCGTCTATATGGCCTGTTGCAACGCCTCTTCCGGCCATCGACCTTGCCGCAGCGCCGATCTGGTCGGATTGCTTGGAACCAGCGGCCAACGTGGTGTTCACAACGGCGAAGTTGTAGGCGTCGTCGCCGTCAGCGGCTGCGATATCGACGAACGTGTCTGTGCCGTTCTCGCGGCCAAAGCGGATCTGCTTGATGTTGCCGTTGAAGATCAGGCCGTAGTTGCTTTCGTAGCCTGCCTGCAGCGTGATGTTCTGGAATTCCTTGCGGATGCGGTTGGCCGTTTCCTCAGCCAAGTTGTAGACGCGGATTTCGGCTGTGTTTGGCGTTTGAACGTCTGACTTCTTGATCTTGAATGTGATGCGCAGGTTGGAAAGGTCAAGACCATCGCCAGCTTCATTGGCGACAATCAGGTTGCAGCGCCGGATGTATTGCAGTTGATCGATCATGCATCCACCAAATAGTACAAGGCAGCTTCTTGGCCGAGATTATCCAACGTGGGCTGTGCGAATTGATCGCCGTCAGTGTAGCACACCAACTTGCCGGGGATGCCGATGTGCTCGAATTGCTTGAGCAGGTCGATTCCAGCAACCAGCGGCAGGCAAACGACCAGCGGTTCGTTGGTGATCGAGTCTGCGATGCTGATTTCCCAAGCCGATTGTTGGCCGTTCCACTTGCTGGTCATCAACAACGAACGGCCAGACAGCTCAATTTCAAACTGTTGAGGTCTGTTCGTCAGAGGGATTTTGAACACTTGTTCTGCCATGATCAACCTGCCAATGCTCTTAGCGCACTGCGCTTCTTGGGTTCAGTGACCGGCTGAGCCTTTTTCTGGCCTGCCCTTTCGGTTGCGCCGGTTGTGCCTGCGTTTCTTTGCTTGCTGCGCTCTGGCACGGACACGACTTCGACCGAGGTCAGGAAAATCTCCTGCAGCTGCAAGCTGATGCTCAAGACGTTCTCGGTCATCAGATCGTTGGTTTGTCCGAGCGACTTGATCAACATGTTCTTGTAGGCGCGCTTGCCGGTCACAACGTCTATCGGCTCACAGCTTCCCTGCAGCTGCAACAACTTGGCGTAGGTCTCTGCCAGCGGTGCGTCCTCGTCATTGAACACCACTTTGACGGCCACCGTTGCAGGCTTAAGGTAGGCGTGATCGGTGATCGCTGCGCCTTGCTGCACCGGGTGTTGGGTGATCTCCAAGTCGTCAGACGCAACCTCCTCAATGGTGAGCGTTGCATTGAACGGCCCGATCGAACGTCTAGGAACGATCGTCGCCGGGATCGGCGGTTCGAACAGACTCATCTTGCTGCCCCCTTCATGTTGCGTGCCATGTCAGCATTGACTCGGCCTTGTTGGCCTGCAACCGCACGCGCCGTGGCGTCTGGATTTCCAGCGCCTTGAACGACGATCTGGGTCTGCTGATTTACGTTCTGGTTTGCACCAGAGACTGCCGCTTGCGCTTGAGGGCTTGGCGCAGAAGCCGGTGCTGCACTTTCTCCACCGAAAATGCTCGCAACAGCACCAGCGAAGTTTCCGATTGCAGACCCAACGCCCTTGATCACGTCCCAAGCAGAATTGAAAATGCCGATCACAGAATTGACATATTCTCCAACTGCCGCCCAAGCGCCAGCGAAATCTCCAGTCAGCAGCTTGACAAGCGCATCAACTGCAGCGAACATCGCCGTGAAAGCACTCGCAAGAAGGTCTCGCAACGCTGTGATCGCACCCATCGCTGCGTCGATCGCCGGTTCCCATGCGGCCCAGTCGATCAGACTGTCGCCTCCCTCTTTCCAAGTCAGGAAGTCATCCACCAACAGCGCGATGGCAGCAGCCAACGACAGGATCATGCCGATCGGAGTTGCGAGGAACGAGAGGTTCAGGTATTTCCAAGCAGCAGCTGCTGCCAGGATGTAACCTGCCCAGCCGTATGTGGCGTCATTGACCTTTACCAACCAACCGATGATCGCACCAATGGCTTGTCCGACACGACCAACGATCGTGATGAACGCCTCTGCGATGCGCAACACAATGTCGATGATCGGGCTGACGGCATTGATGATCTTCGGCATGTTCTCGACGAGGAACTTGCGCAGCGTGTCGATGCCGTTCTTGATCTGGCCCATGAACTTCAGACCAACGGCTGACTTGATCGCGTCGAAGGTCATCTTCAGCCGATCCATGCTGTCGTTGAACTCGCCCGACTGCTCAGCCGCCTTGTTCGCATCGACGCCTGCCGCCTTGTAGAGCGCATCGAACTCACTGGCCAACCCGGAAACATCCGTGGTGAGTGCGTTGATCATCGTTGGGTCGATGCCAAGCTTGCTCAGCACGGCCATCTGCTCGCCACGGCCCATGTCCTTGATCTTGTCGCCGATCTCAGCCATCAGGACAGAGGTGTCCTTCAGATTGCCGTTGCTGTCCTTGGCCGAGAGACCAAGATCTTGGAAGACCTTGGCGCCGCGACCCAGACCAAGGGCGGCCTCACCAGCGACGCGGCTCAGGTTCTCGATCGACGAGTTGGCAGCTTCGACGCTAGACCCGGTCAACGTGGCCACGTAGCCGAGGCGCATGACGCTCTCGGCAGTGGTGTTCACGCGATCGGCGAGGTCACCTACTGCGTCAAGCTTGTCTGCGACACCTGCGACGAATGCGGTGATGGCCCCAGCCGCTGCTGCCGCTGCCGTGCCGATGGCTCCGACGGCTATTGTGGCGTTGGTGATGCCCGAGCTGAACTTGGACAGGCCAGCCTCGTCGATCTGAAAGCCGAGGCCAACCAGAAACTCCTTGATCACTTCACCATTCACTTGTTGGCCTCTCTGTATCTCGTTTCATTCTCGTCCTGCACATCCAAGGCGTCATTCATTAACGCTATGTCGTGCAGAGCGAGCGTGCCGTCAATCAAACTTTCATACTTGCACAAGCCTCTCAAGACCGGCCGGAGCAGCCAATCCTCCCCATCGGGAAGCGACACCCACTTTACTGGCCTTTTTGTTTCTGGGGCGCTTCTTTCAAATCCGAGGGGAGTGCGGCGAAAAAACCAGACATGTTGAAGCTGAACGACTGCCAAGCCAACTTCAGCATCAGCGACATCGTTATGTCGTCGTACATCAGCTGTTCGCCAGCGGCCACCGGCCCCCAACCAAGGCCTTGATCTTGCTTGCGCACCACAGCCTTGAGCAGTCCGAAGATGACGTAGTCGGCGTCGGCGTCGGTGAGCTTCGCAACGGCATTCGCCAAAGGCGGAAGGGCGTCCAACCCTCCCTTCCCTTGCAGAGCCGGAGCGATTTCACCGAGCACAGGAGCCAAGCGACGAACGATGTGGAACTGCGTGCGCGCATCGATCTTGTTGGCCCGGTAGGTGCGACCTTCCAGTTCAAATTCCATGGCTTACAACTCCGGAGTGCCGACACCCAGCACCTGAGTGGTCTTCACGGCGTCGAATGTCCATTCAACCATGCCGCCTTCCTTGGCGTAGTTGATCGAAGGACGCTTCTTGAAAGCTGCCTGAGTCAGCGTGATGCTGTCTCCTCGCACCACATCGCGGATGGAGATGACGTTCTTGCCGTGCGTCAGGCTGGACTTGGTTTGCAGGTTGTACATCAGCTGCAGCTGAGCATTGACCGGCGAAGTCTTCAGCAAGCGGATCGTGACCGTGCTGGCTTCGTTGGCCACCAGAGAGTGCATGCCGGAGCCGTCAGCACCGATGGTCATCACGTTCTTGTCTTCGACAGGCTCAATGGTGATGCCTTCTTCAGCAACTGCAGCACCGGACGCAAGGTTGATGGAGCCGCCAACACCACTGATCGCGGCGACAACGTCTTGGAAAGAATAGGTTGCCATGGTTAAACTCCTTGGTTAATGGCTGCGGCGGCACGTTTTTCTGCCCACCACAATTTTCGGATTTCAGAAAGCCGGAGTTTTTGCTCCTCCGACAATGGTTTGCCTTTCACTGCTGCAATCTGCGCGGCCTTGCGTCTTGCTTCACCTTCTGGGGATATTCTCCCTTTTCTGGCTGCTGATATTTTGGCTTTTGTCTCATCTGAACGAGGGCCTGTTTTCTTGCCAATTTTGATAGCACTCATTCTCTTCCGAAATTCCGGATTTGCCCATCTCTCTTTATGTGCGTCAGACATTTTCTGTCT